CTTTCACCTGTTCCATCAGAGATATTAGTAAATTTAAAAACAGCGATCTGATTACCATCTTGGAAGGTTTCCGCGGTAACTGCGTCTGCCATATTACTCTCCTATTAGTAAACTGAATATTCTATTTCAAGTGTAGCACGAAAAGCTGTTAAAGCTGTATCACAAGCAGCACCTGCACATAAATATAAATTTTTACTTGCTATGGCTGCATTTATGTTTGGCTCAAACACATGAAAAGTACCAGCAGTTGCATCTAAATCTATATCTATCTCTGTTACAGAGTCTGTTGCAGATATTCTTGGATTAAAAGAAGCTACTCCTGCACCAACAATCTCTGTTCCAGATGATATTGCAGTATTAGTTGCAGTGCCAGATGTTGCACTTAATTGTAGATTAGCTACAGATTGTGCATCACTTGCTGCCGCAGTTGTAATACCTATAACTACTTTATGAATAAAAAACTTACTTGCAGTTACTAAAGCATCTGGATGATCTGTATTTAAAGCACCTAATTCAACTAAAACATCATCATCTGCATATGTAGTGTCTGCTGCGTTAGTATCAGCAAGACTTATTGCAAATGTTTGAATCTTTCTTGTACCCATAGATATTAGTTGTCCAGTTGAATTAACTGAAAAACCAGTCTCTGTTACTGCACCAGTTGTTGTGTTTTTATTAATTACGTTAAATCCACCCTCGGAACGGACTGGACCTGAAAAGGTTGTATTAGCCATGTTAATCTCCTTGTCTCGGCTACTGTCGAAGTTAATTCTTCGTCAAGGTAATTTAAGTATATACAAAAAAAAGGGGTCTGAAAAGACCCCTTAATAAAAAACGAACAATTGTTCGCTTATGCGCCTGGTGATCCGAACACACATCTTGGATCTGAAAAACCAAAGGCATAACGCTCTCTAGCTTTGTATCTCATGTTACCAGTATCGAAATCAGCTTCCATACTTGTACTTAATGGTGTTCTCTCAAAATATTTAAAGCCATTAGGTGCATCTGTCTTAATGAAAAACGCATCTGTATCTGTTAAGAAGTGGTTAATAGTATAACCCTCTGGTAACATACCCATGTTTTTAATTGCGTTTAGATCATTATCAGAAGTACCAACTCTTAATGTTGACTCTAATAATCTGTCAGCCACAAACTGAAGTGCAGGAGGAATAATAAGCTTTGTTCCTCTCAATGCTACAATCATGTTTCTCTCATCAACAAAATTAGAAATGTCAATTAGTGCATTTTCTAATGATGTTTCATTCAAGTCTGCTGCAGTTGATGGTTCATTTCTAAATGTACCACCACCACCTAGTGGGTGATCTGTAGCACATAGCTCTTTACCATCACCACCAGTAAAGCTTGAATCGAAAGCATTATTTAAAGTAGCAGCAGCTTTTACCTGCTTTGTGTGTGACATCGACCTTGCTAATGCTCTTGTATATCTTCTACCGAGTTGGTCATACAAGTTGTCTTCCATTGCTTCTTCTGTTAAGGCGAAAGCCAATGAAATTGTTTCCATTGTATAACGTGAAGTATATACTTCGTTTGCATCATCAAAGGCAACACCAGCACCTTCTGACTTAGTTTGTGCATTACCAAATCCACTTAACATTACCTCTTCTTCGAAAGCTCGATCTGAAGTTTCTGTCTCATAAATTTCAGTATGCTGATTGTCGTAACGATCATATTCCATGCCGAATAAAGCGTTAAGACCAGGTTCTAGTTCTTTAACTAGTTGCGCTCTTGATATAGCCATATTCTAATCTCCCTTACGCTAATCCTGCACCCTTTTGTCCAAATATGCTATTTTGAATAACAACTTGAACATTGGTTGCATCGGAACTTACATCGCTGTTCTCTGGATCTTGCGAAATATCAATCGCTTTCAGAGGTAAACCAGCAGTGGTCGCACCTGTTGCCACATCCAATTCTGCACCAGAAATACCAGTTACAGTAGAACCTGAACTTGTATATACGATGTCAAAATTACCAAATAAATCTGCAATAGGAAATGCAGCGTTACCTTGAATTTCATATATGACATTTGGATCGTCAATAATGAAAGCCTCAATGTCTGACGCATTTGTGCTTGCAGGATAAAAATTTGAAAAAGTTTCCTTTTTCGTGGTTGGGTCAGTAAACCTACAACCATTGAACACTCCAACTATTGGAACAGTACCACCATCAGCGTGTACTTCTACAGTACCACCAGTGACTTGTGCAACCATGTCACCTTGGAAGATAGCAGTTCCGTAATTGGCAGCGATTCTATATCGGCTTTGTCCACCATGAAAGGCTTGTCCACCTATCATTTTTAAAGGACGTAATCCGAAAGCAGCATCTTGATTTGCCATTTAAGTCTCCTTAAAAAATACTAATTATCACTTTTCTTTCCACCAAATCGAACTTGTGATTTTCTCTCTGGTTTTAAGATCCTTCCAGCAGAAGATTCAGGTTGGCTTGCCAACTCTTGATCATAAACTGCCATTTGATTTGAAGTTTTTTTACGGAAATATTCATTCCTACTATCAGCAACTTCCTCTGGTATTCGTGCTAACAAAAGACCACCTTGACCGATTACTCCAGCATTTTTGCCTTCATCAATTGTTGGGGTTTCGAAATCAGGATATTCCTCTGCACGCACTAATTCATATCCCTCTCTTCTTCGCTTAAAGACATTTGATTTATCATCATAGTCCATTACACGTTCTCTGATCCACCTGTGTTTATACCCAACAGGAGCTTCGGGTGCATCAAGGGTTGATGGTGGCTTCCAATCAGTATTTCTTTCCTGTTTTTCACGAGTAGCAGACTCTCGATTTGATCTATCAGCCATCTTATGCTCCTTTTTGCAATTTTAATTTTTGCTGTGCATATTTCTCATATGGCACACCAAGTTTATCAGCAGTTCTTCTTTCACTTTCGCTGAGAACAACTCTCTGTTTTCGTCCAGTTTTGACAGAAGCTCTGCCGTTTACAGGTGCAACAGTTTGGACATTACTGTTGTTCTGATCTGATGGAAATAATTTAGCCATTTCTTTATCTATTTCTTCATAATATCTGTCATCTGTGGCATCATACATATTTGACACCTTTTTATCAGCTAACATTAAAGCTAAATTTTTCTCTATTTCATCATCTTTACCATACCAAGGGTTTCTTGCAATCCATGCTTTTATTTTAGGATTATCTTCTATAGATGGTTGTTTTACTTGTTGCGTTTGACTGCTTTGTCCCTCATTTTTTTGAGTTGCTTTTTCTTGCTCTCTTTGTTGCTTGAGAACTCTAAGTCTTTCTTTTTCAATATTGACTTGAGTAAGAGCAGAGTTTGCTTCAGCAATTTTTTCAACATCTTGAGCATCATAAGCCTCCTTTAACAGTTGTTTGACTTGTGCTTCTTGAGATTGTATTCGTGTGTCAAACTCATTAGTGTAACCATTAGTATATGTTTCAAGTTGCTTTCTGAGTTTTTTGTTCTCTTCTTCAACCTGCTTACCATAAGTTATGGCATTGTTTGCATCATCTTCTGCCGCTTTTCTTTTGGCAGTTAGTGCATCAATTCTTTTTTGAACCTTCTCACTATAAGACTCATGTTCGTCAGACTCTTCAGTACGAACAATTGTCTGTTCTTTATTTTCAGATTCAGTTTCTTTTGGAGCAGTTTCTTGATTCTCATCAAGCTCCACTACAAATTCATTCTCGTTAGAGACTTCTTCTACTTTATTTTCTTGTACTTCATTCATCATTACCTCCACTATACATATGAAATATCTGCTGGGTCAAGTATTGTTGCTATAATATTATCGTCATTTATAATTCTTAGCTCAAGACCATCCACTTTGAACCTATTTCCAGCATATCTACCCATAAGCACCCAATTCTTCTCAGAACAGTATGCTCCATTTGGGAATTTATCAGAATCTTGATAAGCATCAGCACCTAGCTTAACAACGTAAGCTACAACTGTTGCAAAAGACTCACGATCTCTAGTTGCATCAGGAATAATTATTCCTCCCTTTGTCTTTTCAGATAGATAGTAAGGGATTACTAATATTCTATATCCTGTTGGTTGAGGTAATCTTTCTAATATAGATACATCTAGTTTAGATGGATCTTTAGAGTTTTTATTGGCTTCTTCTTTGTTATCAAAAGCTTTTGATATGGCTTTTGGAGTTGGATTTACTGCTTTTTGTGCCAAAATCCGATCTGGCACATACAACTTTTTAGTCATCTTCAATACCTTTCATCGAGGTTCTTAATTCTTCTTCAATCCAGGTTAGACCTCGTATT